TAACAAACCAATAAGAAAATGCTCCACTACCTGTGTCACGACTTTTGCTCATAACAAAAGCAGGTGTTTTACCTAATCCATGCCCAATAGTATGAGAGGTATTGCCAGTCCCTGTGTATGTTAGTACACTAAATCCGGCATCAGCATTAGCCGATACGCTAGAATCAATACCACTTCCGTCTGTATTTGTTGAGGCACTGCCGCCGCCTTTCCAGTTCCAAGAGACATATCCTTCAGCGTTTGTATTATATATATCATCGTCACCAAGACTAAAGCCATCAGCACCAAAAGCAGTCAAACCATCTGCGTTAGTACTCTCAGCACTTAGAGCATTTGTTTGTAGTTCTTTTGTAACTCCACGAACACTATCTGTTAGTGCATGAGCATCAGTAGTAGCGCGGTTTTTTATCCACGTCCAATCTGGTTGAAATCCAACTCCTGTAATGCTTTGAGTGCTGCCATTTCCTGTATACAGCACAGTATTAAAATGGTCACCAGCTTGGCTGCTTTGTCCGGGGCCAATTGTTATGTCTGCTAGATTAGATGTGCAAGGCGCAAGATAATCAGACAAACCTATGCTGTCGTAGAACTTACCAATACCGTTGCCATCACTTGCCGCTGCACTGCCCGATGTTTTTAACCCAGCAAATGTATCATCCTGCCCAAAGTTCGCTATGTGAAAACAGTTTGATTCGGAAGCTATTGCAAATCTAAACGGGCCAGTTACGCTAGTAAATGCTGCTGTGCCAGAGTTTTGCACAGTACCGTTTTTGCTGAAATATATATTGCCGTTATCTGCATCTATATAAACGCCCACAACATCCCCAGACCCATCGGCGGCAACTGAATAGCTATCTCCGTAAGATGTATAAGAGCCGCTATTTACTTTACGTCCATCAGAATAATATGCGTAAGTGTAACTGTCTTGTCCCATATATCGGTTTGCGCCGGGATTTGTTGTTCCTGCAATAACACCAACACCACTGTTTCCGGTGTCTAATAAAAACTCTGCATACCATTTCCCACTATCAAAAGAAAAGCTACTGTACGCCTGTGCAAAACTACTGCTTGTTCGTTCTGCTTTTAAGTTACCCTCAGAGTATGTAAGACCAGTGCCTGATATATCTAATGGATTAAAAATAGCAAAAACATTCGTGGGAGAGTCTAAAACTACATCGGTTGCGGCTAGGTTAGCAACAGTCCAGTCATTTGTGTTTGCGCTTTCATCGTCACCAATTGCGCTTGAATCATCGAAGGGAAGATAGAAACCATTATCCCCATGTGAACCTGAGTAGGCTTTTGGCACCCACGCCCCGTCCTTAGTTTCGCCAAATGAACTTGGTGTTAACTGCTGACCATCAATGTTGTGAAACTCAGCCATGTAGCCATCAAAGTTTAAACTATTGTTACTGGCACTTCTTGCACCAATCGCACATGATTTACCATTCGTATTCCAATTTGAATTACTGCTACTACTTATGCTGCTACGCTGGTCTGTAGCAAAAGATGTTTCTTCAGTGCCGTTAATATACAATCTGAGACGATGCGCTGCTGTGCCATTATCTTCGTCAAATGCAACAACTATGTGATACCAAGCTGAAAAATCCCTGAACAATCTGTTTGTTTGAATATAGTGACCCGCACCACCAGCGTTTATCTGAATGTAAAGAGTGTCATTGTAAAAAGCACAAACAGTCCACGCCTCACTTTCTTCTGCAAATAAAGTGTGCCAGCCACCACCGTCTTGACTAGCCCTTTTAACCCACATTGAAACAGTCCAAGTAGTATCGTCTGTTGCCGCTGCTCCCCAAGTTCTTGATAGTCTAGGGTCATCATCATCATTAAAACGTACAGACTGGTCAATCGTATAGCTGTAAAACCCACTTAACGCACCACCCGGCGCACCTGCTCCTCCTAGTCCTGCGTGATTGCCTTTAATTATGCTCATTAAGTTAACGCACCCGATACTGATACTGCTATGGTATTAGAAGTGCCGCTATCAACACTGCAGTAATAAGCAAGGTGATACGTTCCAGCCGTTGTTAAAGCTGTAAGTGCAGTAGCATTAATAGCTATATCAGCATGGGCTGACACCGTATGACCACCGCTGTTAATTAAAAAGATATTACCAGATTGACCTGCATCGCCGTTAGTAAAAGTCAAAGTAAAGTTGCCTGATGGTGTACATTTAAAATCATTGCCAACAGACAAATCAAAACTACCATCGTTGTCAGTGGTTACATGACCAACTGCCCTACCACTAACACCTACATCATTACCAAATGTAACATCTCCGGTAAATGTGCCGCCAGCGATAGGCACGGCATCACCAAGACCAAAAGTTCCAAACACGGTGACTTCTAATATGTCATTAGCTGACAATGCAGGACTTAATCCTGCAATTGTATTAGATGTACTAGTATTATAATCTGTACCTGATATAAGTAAAATACCGTTCAGATGCACAGTTACGACATTGCTAGTAGTAAATGACAATGACTTACTGTTATCATCTGAACCAGTTTTACTTGTCTCGCCCCCTGTTGCCGTATATATAAATTTTGTAATAACGGCAAAGTTGGGGTCACGACCTATATACGCCATTAAGTTATCTCCATGATACTTAGAGTAGAGTCAGCACTATTTGCAGTATTGGAAGTTACGCTAATAGTATGCCCAGCTTCCATTATTACTTTATTACCTGCCATAAACTCTAAAGATGCTCCTGCAAGAATGGGTACGTCCTTTACCAAAAAGACTGTAGATGCAGCACTTAACTTAATATCTACTGTAATTTGGCTTGCCGCAATATTTGCAATGGTCAGGCCAATAATTACAGTCGTTGTAGACGTAGGTGCAGTGTATATATTCATCAGCGCATTGGCTGCTGTGCCAGACCCATCAAACGTCTTTACTTTAAAAGTATTAGCCATGACCTGCTCCTTACGCTACATCATCAAGCAATGCTGCTACAATACAAGTTACTGTGCTTGTAGAGGAAATTGCATGTATATCTGCAACAGTTGTGTTAGGAAGATTAGCATACCAAGAATGTCCGGCTTTAATCTTAATTCCGTCTGTAACACTTGTTGATGCAGTGCCAGCGTCTAATACAATATACACATCGTTACTTGAGTCTGTGTTTTTAATAAACAGGAAGTTTACTTTATCTGCAGTATGAACAGCCGTTGGTGCGGTATCATCATCTACAGCAGTATAGTCTGTAAAGTAACCTGCAATTAAATCTGTGCTTGAGTTAGAAACACTGGTTAGCTTATAATACCACTTGTCATTTGCATCTGCAGGTGCTATTGTCATGCTACCAGAAATAGTTTTGGCAATCTCATCAGGCAATACCGTTGCCTGTACGGTTACTGAGGCATCGTCTGCCATGATATATACTCCTATGTTATATCTAATATACTATAATTATATCATAACTATAGTAATTTGTCAAGCCCTATTTAACTAGCCAAGGGCTATGGCTAAAGCTGTAGCATCCGCAGATGCAACTGCTGCACTTACTGCACCAATGTCTGAAAGAACTTCTGAGGTAGAACGACTCTCTAATCCACTTGCAGTAAATCTAGCGTACTCATCATCAGCTACAGAAGCACTATCAATCTTAACTGCATTCGTATTTGATATACCGAATGTTAAAGAAGCCTGTGCGCCAATATCCGAAAGAACCTCAGATGCAGAACGGCCTTCAATAGTTGTTCCATCAATACGAAGAAAGTCATTGTCTACTGCGCCACTTGTAAAGGTAGCCACGTTTCCGCTAGAAATACCACTACTTGGTACGTCAGACGTTAAAGCAACTGTACCTGTAGAAGTTGGTAAGGTTACTGTTACGTCACCCGTAGCAGCCGGACCTATTAATGTAACTTTATTAGTTCCATTATCGCTGTCTTCAAAAAACTCTAAGAAACCTGCACTAGTAGCACCGTTCTTTAATTGTATACCTGCGTTAGCTATAGGTGTAGTTAGAGTTTTATTTGTAAGAGTATCCGTGGTTGCTTTACCAACGAGTGTGTCTGTTGCAGGTGGTAAAGTTAGTGTAACATCTCCTGAGTAAGTAGAGTGGGCAGAAGATTGCAGCGCAGTATAGTGTGCGTTAGAAGATTCACAGTAGAACTTTATGTTTGAAACAGCACCGCCGTTTTTTAAATCAATAACGCCACTCTCTATGCCGACATTACCGTCTAGTAAAACCTGTCCACTACCTTTTGGTGTCAGCTTTAGACTGACATTAGTATCGTCACCCGTAGCTGATATTTCAGGAGCATTGCCTGTAGCAGCGTTAGTTACATCAATTTGATTGACTGCAGAACCTGTTGTCTGAAATATAATTTGTTCATTGCCACTTTCGTCAGCAATAAAGTGAGCATCATCAATAAGTATATTTTGACTATTTGTATCTAAATTTCCACCAAGTTGTGGAGATGTATCTGCTACAACATCTGTTAGACCACCTGCTGCTGACACTAAGTTTGTTACAGGAACTTTCCTAAGAGCAGTAGCAGAGTTGTCGTAGAATAAAAGTAAATCGTTAGATGTATCAATGGTAGTTTCTTGCGTCTGCCCTGTAATAACATTAGCATTAAGCATAGAGCTTTCTACGGCTGCACTTGCAATAGTGACTGCACCTGTACCTGCCATTGTAACATCGCCGGAGATAGCCACAGGATTATAGTTTGTTCCATCGCCAACAAGCATGTGACCTGCTGTATTAGTGTTCATAGTGATGTCATCGCCTGTAACAGTCAAGTCACCAGTTACAACAACATCTCCGCTAAAGGTAGCTTTACCTGCAAGAGCCATATCAATGTCAAGAGCAGTAATCCCAGAAGAACCATCTGTACCCTTGATAGCAAAGTTTTTATCTGCAGTGCTTACTGTAAGTTCTACGTCAGATGAATTATTAGCAATGTCAAGTATAGACGTGCCATCATCTTTAAATATTACATTTGCACCACCAGCATCCAGAATAATGTCAGCGGTAGCGTCTAATGTAATATCTGCTCCACTGTCAATTTCAGCTATTACAGGAGTTGTGAGAGTTTTGTTTGTGAGAGTTTTGGTAGTTTGAGAAAGGTAGGTATCAAAAGTATCTACAGTTGTCTGGCGCATTGTACCGTCATCGTTAGTAACAATACCGTCACCACCTGCTACGGCTGTTGTTCCAGCGGATGTATCACCATCTACTAAATTTAATTCTGCAGTTGTAGAAGTTACCCCATCTAGTATATTTAGTTCAGCAGCAGTGGATGAAACATTAGTACCGCCAATGTCTAACGTAGTCATAGACACTTCGCCAGCTACAGTAAGTATTCCAGAAGCTAGTGTAAGTAAATCAGTGTCACCTGTGTGTCCTATGTTTGACCCGTTGATAGCAATATTATCTACAACTAGATTAGTTATAACACTATTTGCACCGATAGTTACGCCATCAATAGTACCACCGTTAATGTCAACAGTGTCTGCTACAAGTGCATCTGTAGTTACTGTGCCATCAAAAAAAGCATCTTTAAATTCTAAAGACGCTGTACCTAAATCAATATCATTATCAGTAACAGGTACAATAGCACCATCTTGAAAACGAAGTTGTTCTACTGACGAGCCAGCACCACCTGCATCAACAAATAGTCCTACACGATTATTGGTATTGTCAACAACAACTTTATTTAATGGCGTAGCTACACCGGGGTCTCCAATTAAACCAATAACTGGACCTTCTGCTGTTGTACCATCATGCTTGTGTCCGGTTGTGTTTACAAAAGACGCTAGTAACTGATTAAACTCATCGTTACTATCGGCTGCTTGAATAACATCTCCGTCAGCAAACGTAGATTGTCTGGTGTAACCTGCCATAAATTATCTCCTTGCGTCAGGTTGAAATTCTAATTGAAATCCTTTTAAAGAGTAAGGTGCGGATGTACCCCTGTCATTTACTCTAAGTGCTATTGAAAATCCACTGCCTTCAATTGGTTGTCTTATGATGGGATTAATCTGTCCACCGTAAGTTGCTGTGCCATATAGAGATGAACCATACACAGCGACAACAGAAGTGTTTAAAAATGGATACGCTGCTGGTCTTGGCGCAGTTCCTGTTTCGTAATCATATCTAACAAACAAGTCAGCATTGACAACAGCTTCAGGTGCATAGTTTATTATTACTCTTTGAAATCTTTTTCTGATACCAGCATCGCCCATGACTAAATCAGGAGAGCGATATTTACCAGTTACAGTATTTCCATCAAAGTTATTACCCTGTTCCTGTCGATAGACGTAACCATCAAAGTCACCGTGTAATACTATGCTGTCTCCTGATACAACTACACTATCTGTGCTATTTGCTCGTATTCCTTTTAAGTCTGCAAACTCATAGTTTTGATTTCGCTTAACACATATAACACCTTTTGTATTATCTCTTCCTATGGATGCATTTGAAAAGAAAAGTCTATACTGTGTCTTGTCTGGTATAACTACGCTGTTAAATTCATCTACGTTTGAAACACCGTCAAACCTTTGTTGTATCACACGACTAATTGTACCTAGCTCAACATCTCCAATTTTCTCTGAAGCAGCTACTGTGCGTAATCCATCCTTACCTAAGAATATTAAATCACCTGCAAATTCTTGTATTGTAAATCCGTTGATACACCCTATCTCTCTGGTTACAGGTTGCAGAACAAAATCAGATATAGTGTTCCCTACTAGTTTAAAAATTCTTTCTTCGCAAAATATGTATAGCTCATTACGATAAGGATATAAAGCCGTAATAGTATCGTCTACCTGTATACTTCCTGCGCCATTGGCTGGTGAAAAATCATCGTCTGTATACGGAGAAGTAAATATAACTTCCTGTGGACTTGCAGACATGCCAGCAAAAAATAAAGCGTTTTTAAAACCTGTTACATACTTAGGGTTTGCTGGAGAGTTTGCTGCAGTTAGGTCCGTTACTGTACTATTATCATACTTTGAAGCTGGGTTAGACCCATCAGCCCACACTATAAAGTCTGTTCCCCCTAAATTGTATCTAAAAAAAGTATACCTTCCTGCATCAGTTCTGCCTGTATCTATCTGCGTCCAGCTACCAGTTGATGCTCCTTTATGTACTTTACCACCTCTTGCGGCAATAACATTGCCCTTAAAGTAGGCTGACATTAAAACAGGTTCTGCTGAACTGGCATCTTGCGGAACTATGTTAGAGTTCCATTTATCGTAGCCAGATATTCTACGGTATCCACCTGTAATAGCAGGTTCAAAGTTTTCTAGTTCAGTCGCTGTACCGGGTTGTTGTGCAAAGGGTGTTTGGTTTAGTATTAAACCCCCTTCACAAGCAAACATGTATGGGTTAAGGCCGGAAGTATCTGCCATATTGACCTCTAAAATCCAGCTACGTTAATACCATATCTACCGGAATGGGGAAGATAAGTTGACCTCACATAGTCTGTCCTGTTTAATAGGATTGATTGCATATGCTTAATACCATCTTCAAATCTAGCAAAGTTAATTCCGTAGTGCTGTGCCTCGCCTCTGTACTGATAAGCATGAGCAGTTGCCCCATCTGCAACAACCTGTCTAAATTGTTCAGGTACAGTAGGGACATCCGTTGCAGCGGTCAGTGTTGTGGGACGAGAGTAATATTCATACTTTAGTGTATATGCTTTGTCTGGGTAAGGGTATAAGCCGTAGTTATTATCGGGCGTTCTAAATACATAGGATGGAACGCCACCGACATCTGTTGTTGTTTCTTGACTAATATGTTTATCTATATATTCTTTATAATCTATTACGCGCAACGTAACGGCATCAACACCAAGTGTGTTATCTTTGCTTATACGAAAGGTTTCGTAATCTACGTGCTGTGTTCCTGTTGGAATAGTATAACGAGTTTGTGCTGCTACAAGTGTTTCTGTTTGTGTAGCGTGGCTAAAAGGCCAACCAAATTCTCTTTGATTAATATAATTAATGGCATCGTTTACTGCGTTTTGACATTGTATTTGAAATCCTCTAGCCGAAGTAAAACTAGCTGCTGTTAAAGCAGGTTCATTCATACGGGCAAGAACTTCATTTGTCAAACCAAGATAATCGTATGCCATGTTAAATCCTTTAATGAAAGTGAGGGGGCAAGTTGCCCTGCCCCATCACGTTATTTTATGCGAGTGTGTCGCGGTCTACTTCGTCAGCAGTCAGAACACCGGGGTCATCTACATCCATGCAGACAGCAAACATACGGACTTTACCACCCGTTGTTGTACCAGTCATTGCTTGAATTTCGATGTCAATGGTGTCAGAAGTGCCACCAATAAGAACAGGAGTTTGTCCTGCCTTAAATGCGTAGTCACCTACAGATGCTCCATCAAAGTCAAATCCGTCAACAAAGTTATCCAAGTCTCCACCAGTAATACCGAAATCAAAATCTGTATCGGTTGAAGTTCCTGCATGAGCAGCAGTTACCTCAAGACCAGCACACATGATGAGAGTATTAGCCGGAATAGTCAGACCGGGAATCACATCGTTAGCAGCAAGGGCAGTACCCTTATCTGTTACAGCCGTTGCAAAATTTAACTCTGCTGAAAGCAAATAAGGTTTACGACCACGTGCATCATTTCCTCGTGCTACAGAGGTAGTATTATCACCAAGAGCCATAATTCAATCCTCCTTTAAGCTAAGTTATAAGCAGCAGTCACAATTGCTTCTGGGCGAAGAATCTTGCGACCATACAAATGCATACCACGGACAATATCTGCGAAGCTGTCCGGGTCGCGATAGGTTTCAGTCTTATTAATCTGCTCTGCAGTTGCAACAGCAGAAGAATGACCAGCAACGATTACACCCATGTTAGACGTGTTTGAACCACCAGTAGTTGCAGGGCCAGTGCCAAGCGAAGGTAGGTTGTTTGACGTATACACTTGGAAACCGTGTAGGCTATTCAAAACAAGACCATTCTGTAGACCAGAACCACCGAAGTCAGAGTTCAGAAGACGTGAATCTTCGTCCTTCAGTATTTCGATGAATACAGGGTCAAGAACAAGCCAACGTCCGTTGGTATCAACATTTTGTTGGTCCATAAGACGTGACATACGTGCAATGATTTGCAAAGCAAAAGCATTACCTGTAGTGCCTGACTTAGTAGCAGTGGCTCCACCAGCACGTGCTTCCAGACCAATGGACTGGTTAGCTGTACCTGCGGTTCCGTTTGACTGCGTAAAGTCAGATGCATCCAAAGACATGGAAGCAAGTAGTTCAGCACCAACTAAGTTAGCACCAGCAGAAGCTGTAGTTACAGCCTTTGCACCATTAACAGTAGTGTTAACAGCAGAAGCAACAGCATGTAGCTGTGCTTGCTTAAAGCCTGACAGATAGCCAAGAACATCTTGGTCAAACTGGTCGGCAAGGCGATACGCTGCACGGTCACTTGCCAGAGACTGGAAGTTTACGTGAGAGTGTGCCTCTTCAATGTCATCCACCTTGAAAGCAAAGTAGTTAGCTTTGTCAATCGTAAGGCTGAACTCTTCATCGTCAAGGTCTTGCGGGGTAATAGTCGTACCACGAGCATACTCCTTGACTGTGATTTCCGGTTCCTTGATAATCTTAACGGAATCACCCATTTGCGCAATTTCACCAAAGTAGTCATTATTGGTGATTGCTTCAACAATAGATGCCTTGCGGAAAGCAAGTTGCACCTGTTTGCTGTAAATAACGGGTGAAAAATTACCGTTAGGGAGATTACCATATCCGGCTGCTGTAGAAAAAGCCATGATTATTTCTCCATTTTGGCATTCACAGATGCAAACTTTAAGACGTTCAGAGGCTGTTTTATCTGGGTGTGACTGTACGGGTCAGGCCAAATTCTTCAGGTAATCCGTGAGACTGTTCTGTTTGCTGATATGTGTAACACTATCGCGCAATAATGTTACACGTTTGTATGACTATAGTTATACTTATAAATAACTATTTGTCAACCTTTTTTTCTTTCGGCACTTCAATAAAGTTCATATTCATGCTGAAAGACCTACGCTCACCTTTTGTATAGAAAGGATATACGCAGTGAAATAGATGTGATGGAAATACATAGAAGTCACCAACTTGTGGTTTTACTATAAAATTTGTACAAGCATATCCTGCTGACGTACCTGCTGCAAATTGTATATGTCCATTAGAAGGATGGTGGTCTTTGTAATCCTCTTCCCATTCTTTCTCAATTCCTTCTGGAAGTTTAAGATAACCCACACAAGATAATCTTGAACCTGTGTGGATATGTAAAGGGTTATACTCGTTTTCAAATTGTCGTACAAACCAACCGGAAACTACTTGCAAACCGTAGTTAAAGTTGTCTGTGTCCAATCTCTTTGCACCCATAGAGTTTCTATGGTCTGAGTACGCTTGATACTTACCAATAAACTGGCCTAGCCCCTTTTGTGCAATTGATATAATATCATCATCAAATGCTAGTTCTGCTGATACTTTGCCAACTAGCTGGTCAGAATAATCATCCAGCTTGTCAGACATCTTATCGTTTAGTTGCTTAACCAACTCATCTGGCATACGGTAGTATCCCATAGTTGGTCCAAAAGGAGCGAATAAATGTAGGTCACTTTCCGGCGTATATATAATGCTCATCGGGCTGACCCACTCACATCGTACACAAATTTACCACTGCGGATAGCTTCCATTATTTCATCAGCATTTTTTTCGTATTCCTGTGCTGACATTTTTTGTACTTCAGATTCTTTTAGATAGGTACTTGATTCACTATTTTGTGGCTTGCTACGAGAGTTTTTTGTAGCCACAGATTTAGCTGCATCTTTATCTGACTTAGGTTTTTCTTTACCAATCCCCATGTCAGCTTTGTATAGGTCTATAGCTCTAGCGGCAGAACGTGCATCATTGTCATTGTCATACAGAGCATCTTGTACCCACTTTGGTTGCTCATCTGCCCAATTGTGAAAATCGTCACTTTCTCGTATATCACCAAAGTCAGGGTGTATGCGCATTAATTCTGCTTCAGCTTTTTCTTTTGTGGCACTAGACTGCAATTCATCAATTGCTTTCATACGCTCTTCAAGAGCAGTAGATTGTTCCCTAGCTTTTTTGGTAGCAATTGTTTCTACTATGGCTGCTACATCTGGGTAGTCTGCTGCCCACTGTTCAATGTCTTCATCAGACTTAGGTAGCTTCATTTCTTTCTGAGCAGCTTTACTTAGTTGAGATTTAAGTGCTTCTATTTCTTTTTTAAAATCTTCAGACTGCTGCTGTTGATGTCTACGCAAATCAGAATAACGCTTCTTAAATGTTTTTTCTTCTGCGTTCTTAGGTTCTTCTTCAGGTTCTGGTTTTTCTTCTACCTCACCTTTTTGTTCTTTCATCAACTGTTCTAGTTCTTCTTCTTCCATCTTGCGTTTTTCTTCGTTACTATATTTACGATTTGCAAACGCAATTTTCTTTTCGGGCTTCATTTCTTCAGCCATAATTGTAGCTTCTTCAGCCATTATACTTCTCCTTGTTGGGGCCACTGTAGCCACACTGTCGGGTGTGGGGAGTGAGTAGCCAACATATTGTGGATTATTTTTTAGAAGCTAATCCACTTCGCTTCATTTGTTTAGCTAGACCGCCAGACTTAAATCTAGATTTATCACCGGGATTGCCACCAATAGATTTACCTGATTCAGTTTTGCTTCCTTTTGCTGCGTCAGCTTGTCTATCACTTAATCCACCAAAAGCTCCATCACCGCCCTTGTCTTTGCTATCAACCGCACTGTCTCTTACTGTAGGAGATGTACCAGCCGGATTACTAGGGTCAAATGGTGCAGCCCTAGCAGCTTCAGCAGCTTCTTTGTTTGCAGCTTCTCTTTGGTCGTCTTTTATTTGGTCAACACTACGAGTGCCATCTTTTTCTAAACCCATTCTCTTAGCAAAATCATTGTATCTACTTTGCTGCTCAAGACTTAACTTTCCAAATTTGTCTCTACCTACTTGACCGCCACGCCAGCCAGACTCACTTCCAGCTATTATAGACTCTCTATATTCTGCTAGGCTTTTATAGCTCATACTGCCATTGCTGGTACGTGCAGCATCACCAGTATCGGGATTAACAGCTATACCCTGTTTATTAAAGAAACCACCAGAAGAAGGGTCAAAATCACCAGCGCGATTATTAGAACCTAAAGACGCATACCTTGTTGGGTCTACTCCTAGTTGTGTTCTTAAAGCTCTTAGATTACGGGCTACCCTAACATCTGCCGGTAAAAGTCCTGCAAAGTCTTTAGGCAACTGTATAAGACTTCCAGTGGGACTTGGTAAAGAACCTTGTTTTACTGTTTGGGAGATGCTTTCTGACGGTTTGCCTACTGTTGGTAATTGCGATAAATCCTTTGGACCAAAAGGAGCAGATGGACCACCTAATTGAGTAGGTAAAGACTCCGGGTCTTTTTGAAACATAGGTGCTATTTCTGGTATACCTAATAGCTCCCTTACAAAATTACCGCCCGGAACCATACTAACTAAGTCAAGACCTCTTCTTCCTGAAATAGCAAATCTATCTTTGCTTGCTTCTTTACCCTCTTCAAAATCTTTTTTAGTTTGTCCACTTATAAAAACACTAGGGTCTTCTCTACCATCACCCGTATCTTGACGAGTTTGAGTTTGTCCCATTATTGGAGTTACAGTTGTTTCTGAAGTTGTAGTTTCTTCTTTAGGTTCATCAGGTGCCTTACTATATCCTTGAGGCACAGGATAGATAGGCTGACCATTCTTAAAAGGTATTTGTAAAATTTGACCAGCAGCATTTTGATATTTTATTAATTCATCATACTTTCCTAAATTACCACCAAGGGTTTCTGAAAATGTTGGTAAATTAGTTGTTTGCAACGCTGTCGTATACTGTGGACCAGTAAACTGTGTTGGTTGAAAAAATGGAGCAGGGCCACCATAAGGTGTAAAACCTGTTTGTTGATTTTGATAATTTTGAAATCCTGCTATACCACTTGTGCCTGTTGGATATACACCTGTCATTGGATTAATTGATGGGGGTACATATCCACCTACATTCATTTCTAATCCGTCATCTTCTATATCTAGGTCATATTCATTAAAAGGTAAATTGTCTGGCATTGTAGCTTCTTCACTATTACCCATCTGACCCATAGCTTCCATCTCAGCTAAACCTTGCTTGGCCTCTTGCCGCATACGCATTAAATTTTCAAGGCCAACATAGCGTACTACATCTGCGGGTACAACAAATTCACCTTCGCTGAGTTGGGCAGGAATGTCATCACGAACTTCTTCTTGTGTTGAACCGGGTGGCACATCATTCCCAGACACAGGGTCTGTTGTACCACCTTCATCCATAAGGCCACCCTCATCAAAGAGTTCCATTTGTTTTGCCATCTTAGCCATTGACTGCATCCCTTAATGTTTTAATACTACGCAACACCGCAATTGCTCCCTGCGCACGGTGCATTAATACTGTACTATCGCCTTGTTCTAAAGTACGATGTTGTTGTTCAATAAGCATATCTAAATACTTACTGAAGTGGCCCCATTGGCGGCTGTTGCTGACCAGCGGCTTGAGTTTGCTGAGTATTTCCTTGTTGTTCACTTGCACTAAATCCTTGTTCACCCGGAACAGGAACTTGTCCCGTACCTATATTGCCACCACCTGCACCTGTTGGGTCCATAGGATTAGCACCTGCTGGTGCTTGTCCCTGCTCCGGCATTGGAGCTTGGAAGCCCTTCATAATTTCTGCTTGCAGTGCAGCTTCATCCATATTGTTGGTAACTTTGTCTGGGTCTAAGTCCATAGACTTTGCAATCTCTCGTATTACATATTGGAACTTAGCAAAAGGAGCGAGTGCAGGGTTACTCGCAATTTGTAAGAACTGCATGAGTCTTTGGCTGCGCACTTCATTTGCCATAAGACTTTCAGTACCACGAGCTTTAACTTCTAAGTCCCCTTTTATTTCAGGGTCAAAGTCAAACTGCATGTTAAATCTAAATAGTCCCTCACCTAAAGGACGAAGAAGATAGTCATCTACATTTTTAATAACTGTTTTTGTACCACCTTGAGCCGCACCCATCAACATAGAAATACCAGAAGCAGTACGACCTACTCCTGTAACTCCTGTTTGTCCATGTGCAAAGGATGGAAAGCCTGTACTTTCATCTGCTAGTACACGAGCTTTGTCAAACAACATCATATTTTCTTGTGCTACATTTGGAAACTTTGTACCAAACAATGCCTGTCCCGGTGCGCCACCTTGTCTACGAAATATCTTACCCGGATATATGGACAGGTCTTGACCCGGCACTAGGTTTGTTTCATCTACCTCTACAATTAAATTGCCTGACAATACTGCATTGTCTACAGCCATACGCATAAAGCCATTCATTAATGTCTGCGTATCGTCCATGTTTTCAGCAATACCAATACCAAAGAAAGAGTATGGGTTTAGTTCGTAGGGAGAAGCACAGTAAGGTATCTTAGAAGGTTTAAATGGATTAAGAACCATGCGAAGCAACTTACCACCACAAATCCAAACATTGGCTTGCAACTCATCAAACTCTTTTAACTCTTTTGGAATCTTTACATCGTGTTCTTCAAGTAACTCTACATCTACCATTCCCCAATATTCTAATACTTCAAAACGGTCAATGCCATGTTCGGGTGCGTAGTCAGTTAAATCTTCTTCCCAGTATTTTTTAGTATAGTTTTCGCCTGTAGCAATAACTTCATCAATAACGCCACTTCTAAAATAAGGACGTTTTTTAAGATTACGCAATTGTGTACGTGACATTTTGTGTCTCTCAATTACGTACTGTGCTTCGTCCATATTATTGGCATCTGGGTCTGGGTAAAAGTTCCAAACAGAAACATGGTTTACCTGTGGTATTGTTTTAAACATTGGGTCATATTCACCATCATCACCCCAATTAGGATATTCTTTGTCAACGGCAAATGGGCCTTTCATAATACCTGTACCAAATAAAGCCATTTCAAAAGCTGCGCTACGTAGATGTTTAGTTGCGCCAGACTCTTCTAGTTGGTCATGTATTTTCTTTTGCATTTTCTTTGCAGCAATTAAAGCAGGACTAAATGCAATAGCCGTAGGTGTTTGGCCCGGACCTTCTTTTAATTTATCTTGTATTGGCTCAAGTTTATTTTCCAATACCCCAAGTTTTTCTTGAAGACTTTGGGCTGTGGCACCCGCAGGGAAATCCATTCCATCTCCCGAAAAACCATAGGGACTAGAAAGTGCAGTCTCACTACGCAATTGTTCCGGTTCTTTAGGGTCAAAATGTACATCTGCTACAACCCCTTCTGGTAGTTCTGTCGGCTCAATAGATAAAGGAAAACGCTGATTAGCAAATAAGACATCAACAATTTGCCCATATGCCGCCAGCGTTTTTGTTTTTGTTACTTTAATAAATACACGAGATTTTTCAGATTCGGTAAATTGCACATCAGGACCATACAAACCACGATAATTTCTATACGCACGGAGCCAACGCTCTTCGTCATGGTATCTGTAATCTTCTGATTTTTTATATCTTTCAGTAATAAAGGGGATAATATTACTTACATCAATATCTGTTTTAGCTGTATCATCTGTATCTTCCAGAGCGATAGCGTCATCTTCAATCATAATTTCATCTTCAGCCATTATACTTCCTTTGCTCCTACGATAGTGCATTTATAATCTACGGACTTCCAATGCCCGTCTTTAGGAATCTCTTCGTGTATTTGTTTCATTTCTATACATTGCGGTTGTTGTTCAAACCACTGTATTGTCTGTGTTCCACAAGAACTTGTATCACACACAGTTAATAATAAAGTCCAAATTACTTCCATCTTAATATCCAAATGTTGTGTCTGCTACTTGCATACCCCCACTTGGTCTACCCATTGGGTCGTAATCAAATATACTAAATCTTGGTCTGCTCATTATACCATATCTTAACGCATCATACAAGTGGTCTTCACTCTTTGTATCCACGTCTTCGGGATTTTTTTTGTCCAGCGGTATGGCGGGAAGTTGGGATATGACATTTGTGCAAGTATCAAAGAAAACAAGTCTAGGCTCCTCTGTAAATTCATCTATCTGTAGTCTTCGGTGTATTTCGTTTTTACCCGCTATACGACTGCCTCTACTTCTATCTGATGGTCTCCAACGGCAACCTTTGCTAATCATTTGTTCTGCCAAAGAAGGACCAGTATCGCCACGTTTATGCCACAAAGAACTATCCAGAACACCGTACTTAATATTACCATCGCCAGCCTCCAAGTCCAATATCATATCTGCCAAATCTGTGGCAAGGACTTTGCTAACGTACAGTTCTCTATATACAACAAGCTGTTCATCAGGTGCAACAGCAATCCAAACAACACCAGACTTACTACCGTAACCATAATCACAAGCCCTAAACTTAACCCAGTTACTAGGAATACGGAAAGGCTCAACAACATGAACATCACGATTAAATTCTGTAAAAGCCGCACCCTCTTTAATATCCCAGTCTCCGTCAAGGAGTTGTCTTCTTTGCTGCTCTGGCATTGAGAGTAGCATGGCTTCGTAATCACCTGACTCCGCAAGGTATGGATTATCAGAAAGTCTTGCGGGTATAAATCTTCTTTTGAATAAAGGTCTTCCAGCCTTTGCGTGTCCTGCTGGGTATCTAAGTACTTCTCCTGTTTCGCTATCTGTTGCATCGTAGGCTCTATTATAAGGGGCTGGGTCAATAAATATTTTCTTAACCCACTGATGACCTCTACCGCCGGGGTTGGTCGTAGCCCTCATAAATATTGGCAAGTCTGGTGCAGTGGACCGTAGACGTGACCGCATGTAATTCCATGCGTAAGGTGTGGCCCATTGTGTCAACTCGTCAAAACCTATCCAGCTAAATGCTAGACCCTGATAGCGCAAGACATCATCATCTCTGTCGAGATAAGACATCCACAACCTTGCGCCAGATGGTGCAGTCCACTGCATCTTTCTTTCTGACCACTTAATACCGGGCCAGATTTTCGGGTACAACTCCTGCGACTTAAATATAAGTTCGCGCAACTCCTCTGTGGTGTGTCGCAGCAGAAGCCCACTAAACTGTGGATGCCCCATGTATCGTAGTGGGTCTGCAAGCATAGCATAACTTTTGCCACCACCTGCTGAACCACCATACAAAACTTCTCTTTCACTTGCAGCCAAGAACTCCGTCTGTGGTCCTACGTTTGGCTTGAACAACACATTAGCGTGTTCTTCTATGCTTTGTGTTTCGTATGAAACTTCTTTAATCTTAGCTGCTGGCTTTGGAACCTGTTCTTTGGTTACTGATTTCTTCCGCTTTGGCGATTGCCGTTTTCGCATATTCTGCCCACTTGCGGAGGCTTGCAGCTTGATTCTTACGTCTTCGCTCATACTGTAATCTTTTCCTCAATCCTACATGCGAGATGTATCTGCCAGTCTGTGTACTTAACCAGTTAGCTACTTCACGATAGCTGTATTGATTTACGTGTGACCTAGCTTTTTCTAGCAAGTCCAATTCTATTTGGATAGGTTGAAGAATGTCAGGGTCTTCATCATCCTGTTTATATCCGAATGGTACTGTACGTGCAATACGTGGGATAGGTATCCACTCGTTTTCTTCTTTGATGTCTGTTGGCTGCGGTAGCTTCCACTTGCCTATGCTTCGTGTCATTTTTTCTTTTTACGGTTGTCTACAATTTTAACAGGATTTACATAATTTTTAGTGGCTAGTCCTCCTGAAGAATACTGACGCCTATCTCCACCAGCCATTTCCGTTAAAATACTATCTATTTCTTGGTCTGGCATAGCCAAAATATCTTTAGTGGTAAGTCTGTGGTCTTTATCACGTGTGCGATTTAAATAACGTGCTATTTCACGTGCGCCAGCCATTTCTGTTTTTTTATCTGCCATTAGTCATCATCCTCTACAATTGCTTTAGGTGGCATAAGCATAACACCGCCACTTGCCTCTACCTGCATCTTCTCTGTCTTCACCAGACCCACACGGTCAAGCAGTTCTTTAGCTGCAGACATCTTATCACGAATACCCAACTCAGTCGGGTCATATAATGCACCTGTCATCGCCATCGCAGCCTTCGGCGCATTACGAGCCATGTACATTTGTGTTGCCTCAAGGATTTCTTCTTTAAGACCTTTAACAATTTCCGAAGTGCCAGAAGTGTCAGCATATCCCGCCATCTTTTTTGCCATTACCATATCGCCACCTGCTTCTTCAAACAGGACGTTTAAAAATGCTTGTTGCTTTTCTGTTAGTTCTCTAGCCATTAGTTAAGTTTTTCCTTCACGTAATCCACAACCATGTCTAAAAAACCGGGAGACTGTTTATACTTGTTACCTGTTCCAGTTTTTTTAGCAATGCTTTCTTTCTTTGGGTCTCTACCACCATAATATGTTTGACCTTTAGTGCCTTTTGTTTTTACAATGTAACCCATCAAAATTCTCCGTTATGCATTGCATTAGCCAGCTTAGTAGCCCTGCCTTTTACTTGTGTTGCCCATCTGCTGTCGAGCATTTCTTTTGCTGCGGTAGGATAGTCTTCCGCTTCTATAGCTGCCCACATCTTTTTAAACTTACACAGTCTAGGCACACCCATATTAAATGCCATATCTATACATATAAGCTGACGTACAGAGTCCAACCTGTCTACGCAAGGATGCGCACGTAACAGTTCTTCCTCGACAATCTGTACGTCATTCTCTGCTAGATAGACCGCATCAGCTTCGGTGATTCCGTATTCATACACGTGGTTGATAGACGGAATATCTAAATCGTCTAGCTCTTCTTTAGTTATACCACGGTCTTCTAGGTTTCGTCCAATACCAATAGTATCAATTCCCAATGTATCTTTATACACCTGAAGGCGCAGACCCTCATGCTTTATCAATTCTTTTACTAGGTCGTGTCGGTCGTACTTCATTTTCCTTACCCTCGTGATTCATCCATACCGCAAATGCACCTGTCATGGCCCCCGTGACTACACTCACTAGTGCCGCTTGCTGACTTGTTGGGTCTTGCAGTGTCATGAACCACTCCACTACTCTCCACGCTGATACCGACATCATTAGCATCATTAGTCGCGGAATCAGTTTCCACTCTAATATTTTTTGCGCTGCCATTATTTTTTACCAAAGAATTTTGTCGCACTACGAACTCCAAAAGAAGCGGCAACGATGACTCCAAGTGAGTACTGATACCACTCAGGCATTTTGTTGAGTTGTTCAAATCCATTTCTTACCACATCTTCCATACCCGGAATGAAAGCTAATATTAATGGTATACTAAATAAAATTACTAGCCACTCGTCTTTCCAACTTGAAGACGAAGCACGAGCCATTTCAATGTCCCAATCAATTTCTCCAGTGGCTTTCTTTTCCATGATAGTCGCTTCAGCTTTAGCTCTTGCGACATTAGCACTTGCTTTTGCCTTTGTTTGTTCAACTTTGCCATCCATCCAACTCCCTGCTATATTAGCAATCGGACCTATCAATGCTGTCCACATTAACCTACTCCTCGTCTGAACTTCGCGGTTTTCTTTGATATATTTTTAGGCTGCTTGACGAACTGCTTACCAGCACGAGTTCCTCTTCTTTTAGCAGCGGTGGTGGCTGCGTACTCTTGCGAAGAAAGCGACTTGATAGCCGCCTCTGGTAAGTAACGCTCACCTGTTTTGGCTGATGGTTTACCACTCTTGGTTCTCCATTTCTGTCCCGTCCAGTTCTTTAAACTCTGTTGTGACTTTTTAAGTGCCATGTTTAAGTTATACCACTATCTTATACGTTTGTCAAGTTAAAAAATAGAAAATATGGCAAATAAGAAAAATGCAATTCCAGCTACAGCAACAGCACCTAGTATTATAGCTAACTTAACTTGCTCCATCATTTCATTATGTCTACGTATTGCTTCTCTCCTAGCTTTAGCTGCTGCTTCTCTTGCTTCCTGTATTCTCTTTTGTCTTTCTGCTAAGATACCCTTCCATGTACCGGGACCAAAACGCATATCAACCATAGAAGCAACTTCTTGTAGTTTTTCTGCTGCAATCTTAGCATCTATTACTTCTCGTGCTACATTACTTACACCAAACTGGTCTGTAACACCCATGCCTGACTTATTAGCCCGGTCTTTTTGTACTTGCTTTTCACCCTCAAACAATTTATCAATATAGCCAGCAATATCTCCTATATCATTGGCTGTATTTATTGTAGATTTAATACCGTCTACTGCCGCCTTTACAAGCGAAATCCCTGCTAGGGTTTCTGCAATCATCTCTATTCCTCATTGGTTGGTTAGTTATGCCGCTATAGACGGATTGTTTGCTTCTACCCCCATCCATTTAGACCACTCTGCATAGTAGTGTCTCATACCTACTTCATCGTGGATTGTACTATTTTCATGTCTACCATGCAAGATGTTACGGGATTCTGTACCTTCTCGCATTGTAGTACCCTGACCTGCTACACCTAGTAAGTCTTCGTGCAGGTTTCTACCAAACGGCCCCCATATAGAGTTGTGATGCTTTATACGAGTAGCTCTTTCTTCGGGAGTATCTTTCTTTAGTCCATATCCACGGAACTCAATCAATACTTTGTTTGGTCCTAGTGGTGTTACGCTGTCGCTACGATAAGCACTCCCACGTAAGTTAAAATTAAATCCGGGGAATAAGTCAACCATATACCATTGGTTGGGCGGCAGGGTAGGGAAGGAGAGTTCACCTCTATCCTCAAAGCCATCATACTCTTCATAGTTTACCGTGAAGCTGCTGACGTTAACGTGACCGTTATCGAAAGGAATGTTCTTTCTGGCAAAGTACTCATCGTTAAAACCAGACACACGATTAAAGTAATGCATGAAGTCGTGATAGAACTCTGAGTTTGTATCGTGCCAAAGCTTGTAATTGGTATCTATGATAGCCTTGTGATAGTGGAATACCTCTAGCTCTTCGGTATCAATTGCACCAGCAATGCAATCAAAAGCACCACCCGTCCATTCTTCTACACTCTGGGTAGGATTAGGGTCTAAGGTGACCCAGACCATGCCGCCATGCCTTACTTCGCAGTGTAGCTTTGGCTCTGAGGTGACGATAGGAGCCGCAAACGTGCCACTAGGTTCATTCACATCGTAGTTACGATAGGCTACTATTTCCTTGCCAGTGTTATATGCAAGGATGTTCTGACCTGCTATCTGACCAGTTCTAAAGTTACCAGCCTCTGGTAGCTCACTTTTGTGAAAGCAGGGAACCCATACCTTAGAAAATATGTTTTCTAATTCCTGTTCATATAAACTGTGGTCAGAATAGATGAGGGAGTTAATATACTCTACGCTAGGTTGTTTAGTCCAGCTTTGATGATTACGTGGTGCCATAGTTTACTCTACAATCTCCAATATCTCACCATCTTTTACTTTTACTTTTAATTCTTTACAGGACCATTTCTGGTCAAAGTTATTAGTTGGACCTACATTACGTTTTATTTTACGGCGTACAGATAAACATTCAGATAAAGATTGATATGGTGTATATTCTACCTTCTCTCCACCCATAACTAGCAACAATACAAAAGTAAGTTCAACCATCTCCGTTTCTCAACTTCTCTATATTCTCTTCTAGGTTTGTAATGCGCTTCTCATAAAACTCTAGCGTTAGCTTCTGCTGCTGGTCATATGGGGCTTTACCACTTTCTATGTCCGTCTGCAGTTTTTCTAGTTCCCCTGCAAGATGCTCTATTAACATATACTGTTCTGAGTCTGCTGGCAAACTACCCATATCTCCCCTAGGCCACTTGATACGAAATTCTGTATTCTGCGCTAAATCAGATTCCATCATGGTGATGTTAGTTTCTATCTGATTCAGTCTTTCTATAATACCAAAGTATGCCCATGTTGCAAGAGATGCTGCAGCAACCATGCTTATAATGTTACGTAGGGGTAGTGCGACTTCTGTGTTTTCGTTTAGCTTGGTAGGCATTAGTTTTTATAGCCACCACCAGCAGCTTTATACGTTTTAGCTAACATCTGTGCCTTACGTGCAGACCACTGACCCGGATTACCACCTTTTCCACCAGCTTTGATACGATTGAATTGTTGTTTTCTCATTCCGGGTTTTGTGTAGTTGCCAGCTTTGTTTACTGTTGAACCGCCCTTCGACATACGAACTGGTTTCTTTGCTGCTGGAGCTTTTTTTCTTGGAGCCATTTTATATACCTTATCTATTTGGGTCGTAGTATTCTTCAACGGATATTAATGCAGATATAGTACCTGCTGTTTCTGCTGAGAGGATAATCTTATCACTAGAATTTAAATGAATAAAATTACCATCTACTATGTTTACAAACGAATTTGCAGCTACAGATAAATCTTCAGTTATAAAGTAATGCGTTGTTGCCTTTGAGTCGTAGTATTGTATCGTTATCTTTTTTGCTGCAGCATTATTATTAGTAAGACTTAGATGGCGCACTACAGCAGCATGTACGTTTGGAACTGTGTACAGTGCTGTAGAGCCAGTGCCTGTAGTTAAACCTTTTGTGGTAAACTTAGAGCCATCTATAATTCTAGGCATTAGTCATTCCAATCCAGAACTTGTCTATGCTTTTTCCAGAACCAGTCACCTACCTTGGTAAAAGGTCTACCCATATAAAGCAAAGCCCATCCCAAATATTTAATTGCACATTTTCTCATTTCTTTTTCTTAGCCATGCCACCGCGCATCATTTTCTTTTTAGATGCCATCTTAGCCATGCCGCCTCCGCGCATTTTCTTAGCCATTACAGAACCACCGCCCCGCATCTTTTTAGCCATTTTAGTTTTGCCCTTCATTGGTACTCCTCCTTTTGACAAATTATTGTACTCATCTAAACGAATTTCTAGTATACCTTTCCAGTATTTTTTCATTTTATCACTTCTAGCATTTGAAAGTTTTTTTCTGGCTTCTTCTACGGAAGTTTTACCAATCCGTTTAGAAAAAGTTTTTTCAGCCATTTCTTAATCTCCTTCTGTCTATAACTAATGAATGAAACACTTCCACAGGAAAGTGATTATAATAACCAGACTTCTCCAGACTCATTGCTGCATCATCTAGTATAGATAGCCTTTGTACAAATACCATACAGTAGACTAGGCTCTCATCTACTATACCATCTTCAACTAAAAAGTCCAGACCTGCTTCTTCTGCATCATAGTCTGGATGAAACACCATGAGGTGCATATCTTTACCCATGATTGATAAGGCTTCGTTTACACCATCACACCAACCATCTAGGTATTCTACATCTGGAAGTAACTCATTAGCCCATACAACTATGTCATAGTCGTGTTCATTAAAGTCTGCTACTTCTTTAGCTAGTCCATCTAGCCCTGTGTTTATACTAAATACAACCTTATTGTCTAGCCACGCTTGTTTAGCATAGGGGCAGGGCGGTAGGCCGTTCAGTTTTTCACTAGGTACTTCTAGGAAATCATGTGACCACTTACGTATGTCACGCTCTACGGGATGCATAAAACTAACTAAGAATTTTCTTAACTACATCTGGGCGTGTTTTATTTAATGCACGTAGGCCGGGGCTTAGTTTGTCTGTTACAGAACCACCTGCTGAATACATGTGTTCTTTTTTATTAGCTGTACCCCCACGCATCATGTTAGCTTTCTTGCTTGGGTCTTTTTTCATTTCAGCCATGCCTACAGATATAGCTATTACTGGAACCTTTTTCTTTTTCACATCACCCCCCTTATTAAAAAAATCAAATTCTGCAGACAATGGATTGCCCCCAGCTTTTAATTTTTTAATTTTATCTTTTACTAATTTACGCTCACCAGAGTTGAGACCCGGTTCATTCAGAAGTTTCTGCATATCTAAAATTTTTACTTTACGCAATTCCTCACGACCGCTTTTGTCTCCTCGCTTACTCATTACTTTCTCCGTTTTACCATGCCGCCTTTATTTTTATTTACTGTTGCTCTAATACCTGCAGCTTTCACTTGTTCCTGTACCTGCTTAATAACAGGTGTTGGGAGTTGTTTTTTTAAACCATTAATAGCATTTCTTAAGAGTTGTGCTTTTTCGCCTTTTTTGTCTGTTATTTTTTCAAGTGCTATCATTTTTGTTTTTAACGCTTTCGCTTGGCCTTTGCTTCTACCAGCAGCCCTACCAAGAGCCATACGTCCCGCATCTGCTTTTCCTACACCTTCAGGTGCTTTATTTCCTGTGCGCAACTTGTTCCTTGCAGCTTTATTAGCTGCTGCACGAGCCGCTGCCGCAGCATCTGCTAGAACCTTTGTTGTCTTAATTGCTTTAGACATAGTGTATCTCCTATACTACCATTTAACTTTATGTGACCAATACTTCGCTGACAGCTTGCTGGTCGGTTTCCCCTGTGCATCGTGACGTGCATAGTAGGATTTCTTACGTGCTTTATCTTTAGCAGTCTTAGGAGACTTACCAGCACCTGATACGCCTTGCTGTCCAAAGCGAATAAATTTATATGTGTCACCTTCTTTAGCCATTACGCAGTGTGACTTAGTTTTATGATTAGGAGTACGCTTAGGCTTATTAACGCCAGACAACCCCTCTTCCTTCATTTTAGTTTTTACTCTTTCAGGTATAGCCATTAAGTTGCTGTTCCTTTTGGTGCTACATTTAAATCAAACTCATATGCAGTACACCTAGCTCTCCAGTCTACTATTTCGCCAGACTGAATCATCTCATTATGATATGACATTACGTACTCAGTAGTAGGACATGTCTCTAAAGTTTCAGTATAAGTTTTGACTACGCCATCTGGCATAACAATTACGGATATGTACAGGAAAAAAGAAAACATACGTCACTCATCTTTCTCTTTCCAGCCTTCGGCCCTCATTGCATCCTCTACATGCTTCAGAGTAAAAGAACGACCATAGTGAGCTTCCACGGCACTACGCACATAGAATACATCACTATGGGGTATATGAAGTCTGTCTAAAGAATTAGTACGAATAGCATTATAAAATGCTTCAAGAACATTATCTGTGTATAGTTTTACAGATTTCTTAGCCATTGTCAAGAACTTTCTTTTAAAAAACACGAATAATCTTTGCACAAAGGAGTACACTTATAGTGTAGTCACTTAAAGTGTATTAGCAAAGAAAATTTAGTAGGGACTAACTTATACTATAGTTAAGTGTTATAGTTAAAGAGCTTTTTAAGAATTATTATATAGACATTTAAGTGTAAACACTTTAAGTGTGTCTTAGTTATACATAATTATACCAGATTATGTCAAGCCTGTCAAGCATTATTTTTAATATAAATAGTATTGCCTATTATTTAGGCAGTTGCACAATACTTATGCATAAGATAATGTCAGTTGTTCTTGTGGTTAACACTTAATTTTCCTAATCTGTGTTCTTCTATGTATATATATACTGTACGCCGGGGGGTGGCGCACGCCCGCCCCTATGTTATCCGCGTCATATGCGGCTATGTGAGGCATCATCTGCCCATATTCAGTCGCATTATGCCCATATTATCAGCATATGTAAGGAAAAATGCTAGGTTTTCTGCCAGTTTCAAGCTATTGGTCAACTGTTATGGTATCAGTTGCCATTGTTGAGCTACACATTGGAGCAGTGATACAGAAAATTCGGGCAATGTTGCAATGCCGATGCACAAAATACCCTACCCCCATAGGGGTAACTGGTTCATCGCTAAGTCCCACGTTGGACTAGTCACCAAAGCCTCACACAGTTCAGTGCAGGTATTTCGGAAACGTAGTTTCCTGCAATCACATGGAACGGCATGGGCAGAGGATGGCGTGTAAGGCATCAACCAAAACCTTAACTATCTTCTTACGGTTTTACGGGATATAGCCCCTTGAACGTAGTGAAAGGGGTATATCCCTATAAAACCTAAAGATAGATAAGAGGAACCGAAATGCAAAACTCAACCTCAAAAACTCCTGTTGTAAACAACACTCTGGAATCAGAGGGCAAGGAACTTGCCGCAGAGTACAAAACTCGTACAGCTAAAGCTGACCGAATCATGTTCAACTTCAAGAACGACACTGCCGACAATGGCTTTGACACACGGCTTGGAAAGCTGATGCAAAGCCTACGTTTGGAAGGTGGTGAACGGATTTCATCCGACAGATTTCGTGATTGTGGTATTGCTTCAATACCAAAGCAAAGACGTTCCGATGCTGAGTGGTATGTAAATACCAAAGCCGAAGCTGATGCTTTCAATAAGAAAGCAAAGAAAGGTTTCAAGAATCTTTCAGCTTTGCGTAAAGCAATGGCACAAGCTACTAAAGCAGACGAGCCAAAGCAACCTACAGAGTCTACTGACTCTGATGTTAAGTCCGATGTCGGACTAGACAACAACGTAGTTGAGGTTGTTGATTCTGCATATCTTGCTATGCAACTGATTGAAGAGTGCAAAAAGCACAATGTCGTGTTGCACGAAGTGCTTGACATTCTGTCACCATACAATGTACAACAGGCAGTAGCTTAATGCTACTGTCTCACTTGCTAGGAGAAATTCAAATGAAATTTGAAATGTTAGATTTATTCTTTATCGCCATGTTAATGGTAGGCGTTTTCTTCGGATTAGCTATGCTATCTGTTCATGGTATAGGTCACATGACTTGGCTGTCATGGACGCTATTCGGTAGCAGTGCATGGTGCTTAGTCGTTGGCTGGGGAATTGTAGCATACAATTTGGAGAATCGTAATGGCTCGTAAATTCATCACACCAATGGGCAGGCATAAGCCTGTCCGTTCAAGCTGGCAGGCAATGGACACACAAGCCTATAGCCGTAGCTATGAGCCTGAAACACGGCCTGAGTTTAGGGTTTATGTGACAGGTCAAGCTGATGCTATGCAAGCTGAGTATGAGGCTCGTGTCAAGCGTGAGGCAGACTTGCAAAAGATTGCCAAAGGCATTGCCGAATTGCAAGAACTAGGCTTGGCTTAGTGTACATAACGTAAATACACTTGAAACATAGTGAAAGTGTATTTACTTATATGCACTACAACCTTAGTCCGATGTCGGACTTAACAATACGGAGTATTGAGATGAACACAGAAACTGATTACAAAAATGAGTTGGTGCAAATCTTATGGGATTTGTTCAAGGATGTGCATGGTGTACGGCCTCGTGGCATGGGCTATGAGAAGTATTCCATCACTGACCTTCAATATGAGGTGGCTCGTCTACAGCGTTCTCTTGAGGAAGAGATACGCTATGAGCGTGAAATGGAAGACCGTGCAATCAATGCTTGCATGGAAGTAGGTGCTAGTGACATAGCTACCGCTATGCGTTGGCTGGAAGATGCTTATGAAATGGAGTGGGTGTAATGACTTATCAGATACTAGGCGTTGGCAATAATGCCAAAACAATCAAAGGTGATGGCTCTGAATATGTGACAGCCATTCGCTATCTCAAGCCGTTCAAGTCCGTGTACAAAGGCAAGGTGCATAACCTATGTGCTATGGCTGAGAAAGCACAGTGCCATGTTGGTTGCCTCAATACGGCAGGCCGTGGTGCTATGAATGCCGTGCAACGTGGTAGGGAACGCAAGACTATGTGGCTACTGTCTGACCCTATCGGTTTCTATGATGCCTTGTACAATGACATTGAGACTTTCGAAAGGCGTTGTCTCAAAAACATGATAACGCCTTGTATACGGCTTGGCGGTACGGATGACAAGGGTGATGGCATACGCATGGCTAGAATGTTTCCTCTGTCGCAGTTCTATGATTACTCAAAAGTAATCAAACGTGCTTATCAGGATTTACCAGCCAATTATCACCTTACGTTGTCATACAGCGAAGCTGATATGGACTATGCTGACCAAGTGTATCAGGCTGTGCTTGACACTGGTGTCAACATGGCTGTCGTGTTCCGTGACAAGCTACCTGCTACGTTCCGT